CTGGTCAACAGGCCAGGACCGCGCGACACCGCCATCATGCGCTGCGGAGAGTTGGCGAAGCCTTGCTGATAGGCATTGCCCCTCCCACCTTGGAAGCCCATGCCGCCGCCCTGGCGCCCGCCGCCATAGCCGCCCGCAGGGCTTCCGCGCCCGCCGCCGCCCTCCGGTGAGGACCGGGCGGAACTGCCGCTGTAGCCCGCCCCAGGCCGTCCTGTGCTGGTGGCGCCGCCATAGCCGCCATAGCCGCCACCGCCCGCGGTGCTTCTGACGCTGCCGCCGGAAACCGTGCCGGCCGCGCCCGTCTGCGGACTGCCATATTTGCTGCCGCCGGCATAGCCGCGGCTCGAGCTCGATGATCCTGCGAATTTTCCACCCGGTGCCGGCATGGTTCAGGCTCCCACCACTGGCGCGTTGAGTTGCTGGAGAAGCGCCGCAAGGCTCTGGCGGCGCTGCGCTTCAGGATCCATTTGCGGCGCCTGGGCCTGTGCCGGGGCATTGGCGCCCATCTGCGCCAGGCCGCCGGTGCCGAGCGCCGCCGTCTGAACCGGCGGCGGCGGCGGCTCGATGACACCGCTCACCGGGGCCGGCGCTTGGGGCGGGGCGAAATTGAAGTTCATGCCGGCAATGGCATTGCGCCAATAGGCGTTGTTCTTCTCGGCCTCGGAATTCTGCACGTCGGCCATGGCGGTCTGCATTTGCGGGCTGACCTGGCGGCGCGCCGCATCGCCGGAGCTCGTCCCGGCGGTCGAGGCGGTCGCTACAGTCGGCACGCCAGCGCCGGCCGGGACCGTGCCGGGTCCATATCTGGACGCGAGCTCGCTCACCAGAAGACGTTTATCGAGATTGCCATACTTGTCCCCCATCATGCGCTGCGTGCGCGGCCCGAACCGTCCAAACGGGATATATCCCGCCACCCGTGCCTGGACATCGCGCGGCGCCGACATCGCATTCGGGTACTGGCTCAGATTAACGCCCGCCTTGGGGGCAAAATCACTCCATGTCGGCGTCGTGATCTGAAAATAGCCCTGACTCTTGGTTCCCGGCCCAGATACATCGCGATCGACGCCAGAGAAAATGTTCCGGTTGCCGCTCTCGATATCCGCCAGCGTGTCGAGGAATCCCATGCCGGGGCCGGATCTAGCTTTCCCGCTGTATGTTGCCATCACCGTTTCTTTCTATTCAGGGCCGCCCGCAAGGCTGGCGTGTCATAGTTCATTTGAGCGGCGGCGCTGCGCGTCTCTTCCGGCGCCGCCGTGTAGACGTTGGTCGAGGGTGCTTCGTTCGTGAGAAAATTGGCGAAGGAAAGCCTGGGGCGGATGAACTCGGCGCCGAGTTCATAAGCCATCGTCGGATCGCCATACAGATCGCGAGCTACCTTATAAAAACTGGCAGGCCCCATGCCTTCACGATTCCGAAACATCGACCGCGCGGTGTAAGGATCGCGTCCCATCAGCTGTTGCGACAGGCGATTGTTCAGCGGGTTTGGCATGGCTCAGAACCTTGCAATCCTCTTTGAGAATCCCCAGGATGATGGCGTCGGCCCCATCCTCGTAGAAGTGGCGCTTGCGGCCCTCGATCTTGCCGCCCAGGCCCTGCACCACCTTCAGAGCGCGGGCATTGCGCTCATGCACGGTCGTGCTGATGCGCCGGCACCCCAGATTGTCATAGGCGTAAGAGAAGCAGGCCGCCGCGGCGTGGCGGCCGAACTTGCCGACGATCGTCGCCTCGACATTGCGCTGCTCATAGCCGTTGTAAATCGCCGCCCCGACGAGCTCGCCGCGCCGGTTGAGCACGCCGATGGCATAGCAGGGCTCGACAAAAACCAGCCCCATTTTGGCGCCAGCCCAGCCGCGGACTTCCTCGCTGGCATTGAAGAGGAGTCTAGACGATGCCGCCCGGCTCATAAACTATGTCCGTCGCGATCCATCTGAATTCAAACTCGACACCAACGGCTGTTGCATCGACATCCATCCGCAAATAGGGCGAGACGACGGTGCCGAGATTGGCGGGGCCGCGCCAGTCGGTGCCGATACTCGTGTCGTACCACACCATCGGCCCGTCCCAGGCGGTCACGTCCCAGGCAAACCAGTCGGTGCTGGCGGTTGCCGATCCGGAGCTCGCTCCCGGCACCTTGTAATCGATCGCCACCGCGAATTGCGGCCTGGCGTCGATGATGTCGGTCGAGATATAGGGCCGCAGCAGCTTCACATGCTTCAGCCTGCCGCGCATGCCGAGATGGTTGAAGGCCGGGAGGGCCTCGACCCGGATCGGAATACCGTTGTCATTGGCACCATATTCGGCACGATAGACGGCACCGGCGGCACCGAAATAGATGCCGTCCTCGAAGCCGGCCCAGGTGGCGGCGTCCCAGCCGAGATATTGGCCCCAGCTGCCGGTCGTCGTGTTGAAGGCGAATTGCTGCGTCGGCACCGAGCTCGATCCCGGCACATTGAGCAGCGCCAGGTTGAGCAGGGGATGCGCCACGATCTCCCAGCCGCGCACGGCAGCAGCACGCCTGACCGCAAGGACATAGGCCTGGCGGATCTTGGCGGTGATGGACTTCTGGCCAGCCACGGCACGGTCGATCTTGATCGCGGTCGAGACCGGCAATATGCCATCCTCATTGACAACCAGAAGATCGCCGCCGACCCGGTACAGGCAGCGTCTGCCGATCGGCTTGCCGATATTGTAGACGCCGACCAGCGACCAGGTCGTTGAAGTAGCGGGATCAGTGCCGGCATAGATAAGGAGCTCGCCCTCGGAGCTCACCGCCACGAACAGGTCATCGAGGCCATCGCCGGCATCGACCGACCAGGTGTCCAGGGCCATGATGGCGCCGCCGCGCTTCAACTGAGCTCCGACCGGGAATTTCGCCGCCACGCCGGAAATGCTTTCGGTTGGCAGATACCACAGGTCGGTGGAGTTGAATGGCACGAACCACAGGCGCTTTTTGTGCGCCGTCACATCAGCGAAGGTGTTGACGGCGCCCGATGTGCCGGTGATGGAAGCTGTCTGGTTGACCCAGCCGGCAGTAGCCTCGTAGGTACGCACGCCATCGGCGCCATTGCAGATCACCAGGAACTGTCCCGCCGGGGTGGCAAACATCGCCTGCGCCCAATAGGCATTGGTCAGGCCGGTGAGGGCTGGAGCTCCGACCGCGCCGCCGGTCGTGATGTTGTAGATATTGGCGCCGGCGGCGGCGAAAAGCCGGCTGGCGCTGGCGCTGGTATAGACCAGAAGGGTTTCGACAATGCCGGTCATGCCAGAGGCATAGAGGACGCAGCCGCGGCGTACCCTGACGGCGTCAGCCTCGGGAAACATATTGCGCAGGATGACCGCCGATTGCGGATCGGCCTCGGCGAAATTCTCCTGGCTCATCCAGCCTTTGGTCGGGGCAGGATCCTGCACCGTCCGGGTCGGCGGCGTCTTGTTAGGGTTGGGCCGTGCGGGCTGGCGCATGTCAGTAGGTGATCTGTCCGGGCCAGAAGTTATCCGGGAAGGGCGGCGGTGCCGATGTGACGATGGTCCGCGGGCCGCGATCCCTAGCCTGGGCTTTCTCCCTCTCGCGCTCATAGGTGAGTTGGTCTTCTGCGTAGTCCAGCCCCTTGGCCTGTTTCCACCTCCAGATCAGCGCATATTCCAGAAGCCGCTCGGGCAAGAGCGAGGTGTCGGTGTCGTTCCGCCAGCTATCGGTATCGCTGGACCCGTCAGCCGGCCTGACCCAGTTTTTCGAGATGTAGGTGTATTTGAAACTGTCATCTGTCGTCGGCGCCGGGAAGATGTTGATCACGCCCTGGAGCAGGCACCATTTCGCCGGGTAGGTAGCGACCGGCCAGGTCGTGACCGCGTCCCATTCGTCGGGATTGAGTGGTCCGACCAGCCAGGTCTTGCGGTTGATGTCCCAGATGCGCTGGATCAACGCAAAGCGGTCATAATCGATCGGCGGCTCGCCCGTCTGTGCCTCTTGGGCCAGGGCCGGAAACGTTCGCCGCTGGGTGAGCTTCTGCCACGGCCACTCGGCCGCCAGGTCGCGCCCGGAATTCTGCGCCAATTGTAGCAACGTGGCTACCTGTGGATCGGTGGTGCCGATCGCCGCGATCGGCCGGGGCAGGCCGATCGCGACTGTGACTGCCTGGATGATCGACAGACAGGTCATTTCTTGGCCGCCGCTTTAGCCTGGGCTTCCTTGTCGGGGGCTTCCTTGTCGGGGGATCCCTTGTCTTTTTCCTTTGCGGCTTTTCGTTCGGCGTCGTTTTTTTTGGCCTCGGCCGCCGCCGCTGTCGCCGTTGTCGCCGCCTCCTGGGCTTCCTTTACCTTGGCCTGGGCTGCTTCGATCTCGGCCTTGGCGGTCTTGCCCTCGAGGAAATCGGCATAGGCCGCCGGATGGGCGTCCTTGTCGGCGTCGGTCGCCTCGCGCGGGCCGATGATGTTTCCGCCGTCGATGACATTGCTGAACATCACCTTGACCTTGCCGTCCTCGGCTTTCTCGCCGCTGAATTTCGGTCCCGTTTCATAGACTGCATTGCGTTCGATAGGCATGGTTACTCTCCTTTGTTAAGAGCCTTGGCGACTTCGGCGCGGATCAGCGCCGCGATGTCAACGGATGGTGCTGGCGGCGGTTGCGGAGCCGGGGCAATGGTCGGCACCGGCGCCAGGGCCTCTTGCTTCTTGAGCAGGGCCTCATAACGCGCATTGACCGCGGTGACGGTATCCTGCAGGCGGGCATTCTCGCGCTCGAGCTCAGAGATTCTCGACACATAGCGGGTGAGATCGGCCGAGCCTTTGGCGGTCTCGATATAAGCAATTGCTTTCTTGCGCAGATCCATGCCGCCCATCCGCATGTGCTGGACGGCGGTATCGCTCAGGCCCGCCAGCTGCTCGAGGGTCCGGATGTTGAGGGCCAGCATCTCGGCCACCTGGGCAACATTGAGCCACGGCACCTGATCGAGCGGGGTGCCGTCGATCGGTTGTTCCTGGGTTTGCCGCCAGTGCTCATATTGCGGCCCGAATCGCTGCCTTATCTCAGCATCCACCTTGCGAATGCGCTCGTCGCGCGAGCCGGGAACGATGATCGAGACGAAATCGACCTGATCGAAGATCGGCCTTCCGGCTTCCCGGCTCTTAAGACCGTTGGGCACGGCCTGCTTGAAAAACCGCAGGATGAGGTTTTCGCGGCTCTGCTGGCGCTGCGCCAGGTCAGTCTCGAATTGCGAGAAATCCATCGGGTCTAGCCCGTTCATGCTCATGTTTTTCCTCACGAATGAAGGAAGGCGGGACACCGTCCCGCCAGTTTTGCTGCAAGGGAGTAAAGCAGCATCAGAGCAGGGTCTGCTCGACCCAGAAGCGCTGGCCGGTGGTCACGGCCACACCGCGGTGCTGATAGGCCCCGGCGCCAGTGGCGGCGGTCAGGCCGGGCTCGGTGACGATCACCACCACCGGGGTTGTGTCCCCGGTGGCGATGCCGGCAGAGGCCTGCACATAGATGTACTTGTGGCCGTTGGCGGCGATTGTAGCCGTGCCGAGCGGCACGTTGTTATAGCCGGTATCGGTCGAGTTCCAGATGTCGGCGGTATTGATGCCGATCACCGGGGTGCTGCTGCGAGAGGTAGGCATGATGAGTACTCCTTTCTAGGACTATAATCAGTCCTTGAGTATGCCCTGGAGACTGGCGTTGGACAGGGTCATGTTTCCCGCCCATCCAATCAATTTCACGATGGCATCTTGGTTAGTGTTCATGCGTTCACCCCCAATGGGCACCATGTTCCGTGCCGAATGGGGGCGGTAGTAGATGTAGTCCGTATTGCAATCTGTTACCGTGTGCTACATATAGCACCGGGTCGGTCATTTCTGCCGACCTCTGCATGTTCCCATGCAGTCCAGAGCACATCTTCACTTCCGTGGATGGTCCATGCTCGTTACGCGCGCCCGGAGTTCTCACTCCTGCTTGGTTCGGGATTGCCCTTCCGCGTCTTTCGACCGGGCATCGGGTGTCCCCCGACTTCACCATCATTCAGTCTAACCCCTGGGAGGAAAACCATGGACATCAGATATGCGGCTGGCTTGTTCGATGGCGAGGGCTATGTGAGGGTGGCAACCTATAAAAAGCCAAACTCAATTCACACCCGCTATCAGGTCTATGGCGGGATCAATATGTGCCATCGACCTGTCATCGAAGAGCTTCACCGAACCTTCGGCGGAAGCATGCCCTCTCCGGGCCGTCGCCTCAGTCCGACACATCGTCCGCTCTACACTTGGAATGTATCGAGCCAGTTGATGTGCACTTTCTTGCGGAAAGTGATGCCATATCTGATTGTCAAAAAGGACGAAGCAGAGCTTGCCTTAGAACTTCAGGACAGTATCGACCGCTATAAATTCAAGTTGGGCAATCGATATTGGCTTCATCCTGAGCGGGATGCCATCTTGGCCCGTCGCGCTGAGATAGCGACGGAGATGTCAGCCCTGAAGCACCGTATTTTTCCTCTTACTGATTAGCTGCCCCATGAATTCAGTGAACTGTTTCAGAACTGAATTCGGAAAGGAAATACATATGATTGACGGGGCAGCCACCACCGATACCTCCATCGTACACGACATCAGCAGACATATACTTGAGATTATCGAAGCCAGCACTGGCGAGGTCTGTATTCGTCACCCGCTGGATCGTCTGCAACGACTCGAGATAGAGCCGGTAGTAGTTATTGTCGGCGAGGATGAGGTCGGGATGATCGCGGCCGCGGCTGATCGCCAAGTAGACGCGATTCATATAGCTCGTGATGTTGGCCGATGTCGCGACCGCGGTGCCGTCGGTCGTGGCATCGAAGCTGTAGTTGCGCCAGAACGGATAGGTAAGACGGTTGATGCCGCCCACCGTTCCGGATCCTGGCGTATCCGCCACCAGCAGCTGCAGGCCGCCGATCGCCTTGCCGCTGTACAAAGTGCCATCGCCATAGAGGCCGATAGCAATTTGATTGCTCATCGTCTTTTCGGCATTGCCGATGCGCGATTCCAAAAGGTCGATGACCTTCTCGTCGGACGCATTCTGCAATTGCTCGAGGCCGGAAATCGTTACTGCAACAGCAGCTTGTTTCCAATCAAACTCCAACTGTTACCCCCGCAAATAGCGGTGCGCTGGTCATTTCTGCCAGCGTCTCCAGCTTTCGTCTGGAGGTCGGACTATATCTTCACCGAATAATCGGTGCTCGGCGTATAGTCTCTGGGCGGTTTAGAATTCCTCGGTGATTCAGCTGTCTGACCTTTAGCACCATCTTTTCCTGCTCATCTGACAATGAGGCCTTATGGCTTCCGTCCAGACGAGAGTTGATATAGGCCAAGACCATTTCCGCATGTTCTCTTTTGCTGACCAGATACGGGATCATGATCGGCAGAAGCACGCGCAGCCGCTTCATCCCATCCACTGTGATTTTCGTGTATGCCTTCCAATTGTTCTTCTTTTTTGAGGGATTATCGACAACCCTGACATGATAAGCGCATCCAATCTTATCCAGGATGTCCCTTATCTCGGCTATCATTTTCGGATCGGAATTCGTCAATTTGAATTCCGGCCTGAAATGATACGCCTGCTGACGGGATGTCGGTGAATATTTCGACGCGAAGGAGATTGTTCCCTCGCCGTCCATAATCCCTCCAAGCCACGAAAGTCTTAATTCTAAACTTCGCTGCTGATTGCCCATTGTTGCATCCCCGGCGTTGTTACCTTGAGAGTAGCAGGGGCTCTTAGGGGTTTCCAGCATATAGCCAAGTTTTACGCGACCAAGTTAGTTTATAGCCGCGGTGATCACGTCACTGGTTGATACGTTCAGGGGTTCGTACCCCGAGTAATACATGAACGTGCCGTTTTCTGCATACTCGAGTTCCTGAACAATAGTACGGCCACCTGATGCAGGTTTAACACGGCCCTTGGCTGACAATTTCAGCAGGATCGCATTATTTTTCGTCACATTATCGGCAAGCTTGCCGCTTCTGTTCCGCAGGGTGGTCGTGATGATTTCACTCAAATTGGGTGAAGCCATGACGTTTGCTCCTTACTACACGCGAGAGTCGTTGAAGGATCTCACGATCTCCTCGCGCAGGGTTGAGGCAGGCTCATGACGCGCCAGCGTGCCGCCAGCGACGGGTGAGCCGGGTGGAAGGCTTCGTGCCGCAGATCGCTCTGATTGGACCTTGCGGGTGGCATCCTGACGCGCCGCCTCGGTCTGCTGTTTGATGAGCAGGGGCCTTATCTCGGGATGTGACCAGCACGACTGTTCATAGGCATCCTTCAGGCTCAGATTCTCACCGTTGAGGTCGGCGAACTTGATCCTGCGGCCCATATCGTGCCGGACATTCTCGAAATAAATGTTGGCGGGGTCGGCCTTGAATTGCTCGATCTGGCTCAGAACTTGACTGTCGAGGAATTGCTCCCGTTCAGCCTCGATCTGCGCCAGCCGGCCATTCACAGCCTGGAGTTGCCCGAATACCGGATCGAGCGGCGAGGCCTGCGGCGGTTGAGGTCCACCAGCTGGGCCGCCGATCGCTTCGAGGAGTCGGGCGGGATGCACGTTGTATCTCTGACAGAGCCACAGGATCCCATTGATAGGCTCCTGCTCGAGCAGATTTTCCGCCGCTACGTAGCGCTCGAGAGCCTCGGGCAGCGTCGTGCCCTGGTTCTGAGCCATGCTCACATAGGGGTCTAATGGCTTGTATTCGGCGAGCTTGGCGAAGCCGGCGGAAACCTCCTGCTCGCGCTTCGCAATGTCGGCCTTCACCGGATCGGGGAGTTGGTTGAAGATCGCCTTGCTGGCGATCGACCATCCGGGCGGCGGACCGAGCGGAGCTCCGGGCGGCGCCTGGCCGCCGGGAACCGGCTGCGCCTGCGCTGGTTGAACGCTTTGTGCCGCGCTCTTTACGGCAGCATCGGCCGCTTTCTGCACCGGGGACGGAGGAGGAAGGGGGGCGTCCTTGGGGAGAAAACGGCCGAATTCATCACGGGGATGATCGCCAGTTGGAGCTGGCGGCTGCTCGGGCGCCGCCGGAGCAGGCGTGAGGTCCGCTCCCTGGTCGGCGTCAAATGCGGCTTCAAGATCGGCACGCAGGCTATCGTCCGGCAAACTGCCGGTGTCCTTGTCGTCAATGGCCATCGAATTATTGTCCTTTTAAATCCCGCAGGGCTCGGGCGATCTCGGCCTTGAGTTCACCAGTACTGTATTCGGGCCGGTTTTGATCCCGGATCGTTGCTTCAGGGTTGACCTCGCATCCCGCCTTCCGTAGCGACTGGTAATAGGCGCGTTTGCTCGTCTGCGGCGTGCCGTCGAGGGGGGAGACGATATCGTCAAGGTGATCCCGGATGACCTGCGGAGTAGGGAGCAACTCGCTCTTTGCTCCCGGATCGCCGCGCGAACCGTGCCTAATGCGCATGATAATCATCGGTAGGTCTTCCCATCGCGAATCTGGATGACCGGCCAAGTGCTCAGGCCGAACCGTCGGCCTATTTTTCTGAGTGATTCCCCTGCCACCAAGAGCGCCCGAATTTCAGCCACCTGTGTTTTGGTTAGCTTGGCCCGCGTTCGCGCCCGACCTTTGCGGATCATATCCTGGTTATTGTCATTCCTCGTGCCGAGAAAAAGATGGTCGGGATTAACGCAAATTTTGGTGTCGCACCTGTGCAGAACACATAGTCCTTTGGGGATCGATCCGTGATGGAGCTCATAGGAAAATCGATGCGCTGATATCCGTCCATCCTCACGGCGACCGAGTTTCAAATCACCGTAACCGGAACCGACAACGGCTCCTATCCATAGCCAGCACCCGCTCATCGGCTCGGGCATATACTGAGCTTCAAACCGTTTCGCGACTGTCATGTCAGGACGAATGTCCCCATCGAGGAGAAGTTCGTCGCTCCGTTAACGGAGGCCATGTAGGCCATGGCCCCCGGCAGATCCGTGTAATTCTGGCCGTATCTCAGATTAATCCACGCCAGCATTCTTCCATTGAAATCGCCCTGCGTGATGCCGACCGCCATGCTGCGATAGATCCAAGAACCATTATGGTCGAAGCGCTCCGACGTTCCGGAATTCAGCACCGCTAATCTCACGCCCTGCTGGCTCATGGCGCTCCCCTATGGTTTCAGGCTGGCAATGAAGAGCTCGAGATTGGTATAGCCGCTGGCATCGATGGCGTTCGGATCGCCGCCGTGCGCCGCTTCCCAGGCGTCCGACATGCCATCGCCGTCGGCATCCGGATAGGGCGTGCCGGCCTCCAGCGTCGGCCACGGCAGCGGATTGCACTCGGTGGCGGTCGAGCTCGTCGAGCACTGCGGAACATCCCCCGTCCCCGCCTTATAGTCAGCGACGATCTGGGCGTCGGCGCTGTCGCGGTGACGGGGGAAGGCGCCGGCATTGGCCAGCACATAGGCCTCGACCTCGGATGCCGGCATCGCCGGGCCGGTCATACCGATCAGCGGCGTCAGCAGCGTCCCGTTGACCGCGGGATCATCGACCATCGGATGGTTGTAGCAGTCGGTCGATTCGACCAGATGCGCGTCATTGGGATTCTGGACCTGGTTGATCGGCGGCCCGCCCAGCATCGGATCGGGGAAGCCTTTCATGATGTTGTCCATGATGCAGATATGCAGGGGATCGGCCAGCGTCGAGCAGGTGACGCCGGGGACACCATGGTTCTGCTCGCAGGTGCCGCTCATCATAGTGCGCGAGTCGAAAAACCATGAGTCGACCGGGAAGATGTCGTGCGGAACGTTATTGTTCAATCTTTTCTTGCTCTTCGGGCCGAATTTCCAGACATTTCCGACGATGTTCGCCCATTGCTCGCCGCGGCCATCCCATTGGTCAAACCAGGCTTCCGAGCAGTTGTATGTGAGATTATTGCGGAACTCATACTCACCTGAGATGCCGCCGCCATCGCGGATGCCGCCTGGCGTTATGGCGCCGCCGACCGAGTTCGGGCAGCGGATGGTGTTCGAGGCAATGTAGTTGCCGACCATCGACACGCCGGCCGAGCGCTCGTTCGGGCCTTTGCTATGGTTGCGCAGGCCCTCGTAGATCATTGAATTGCTGATGGTCACGCGATCAACTGGCGATGCCGTTCCTTCCGGCAGCCCGGTGATCGGCGAGACATCGATGCCCTCGTCGGTAGACCATGACGAGCTCACATGGTCGAAGACGACATTGTAGATGGCGCCTGACGGGATCTTCTTGATGTCGATGCCGCCGGTAATCGCGCCATCGCCATTCGACGCCACATTGTGCGGCGGATCGCCAGGACGCAGGCGGATGTGCTGGATCGTCACGTCGTGCGTCTCGACCTTGAGAGGCGCCGTCAACCGGCCTGAGCCGCAATTCCTTAGCGTGATGCCCTGGCCTGGCGCCGTCTGTCCCCAGATCGAGATATAGGGCTCGATGATCTCGATCGGCTGCGAACCGCACTCGAGATAACCGGCGACCGTGAACACCACATTCCTCGGCCCCGCCATCTCGGCGCAGGCGCGTAGCGAGCCTGGCCCGCTGTCGTGGAGGTTCGTGACCTGACAGGTGACGCCACCGCGGCCACCGCGCGAATGCATCCCGAATCCGGTCGCCCCTGGAAACGCCACCACGCCCTCAGGGTCCGGCGGATCCGGCGGATCGGGCGGATCGGGCGGAATCTCGCCGCTGTCCTCAACATTCATGGTGACACGCGCCGTGGCCGAGAGGGCGCCCGGATCGGTGACCGTCACCGTGCCTTGGCGATTAGAGCTCCAACGGAACGAGCCGTTGGGGCTGGCTTCCAGGCTGTCGGGCATGTCCCAGGTGTAGGTGAGCGTGTCGCCATCCGGATCGGAGGCGACGACCTGGCCGTTAAGGGTCTCGCCGGCCCGCGCCGTAAACGTCTGATCGACAATGACCGGCGGTTTATTGCCCTGCTGCTGGCAGTCGGTCCTGGCCGTAATCGTCGGCGTCCACGGGGTCGGGCTTGGATTGCTCTGGATGCGAAAGAAATAATCGGTACATGGCTGCAAATCGCTGAATGTGTGATCGGTCAGCGGCGGCTGCACATTCCGTCCCGTCCACGGGCCAGATGCGCTCGTCGCAAACTCCGGCCGGTACAGTGTCGCCCCCGCACTCTCGTCCCATGTCAGTTCTATCTCCGTCTGTGACTTCGCAGTTGCGGTGAAATTGCTCGGCGGCGGCTTGACCGCCAGGGCCGATGAGGTCAGCGCCATAGAGGCGATACCGGCAAGGAGAAGCGCTTTCCGCATTGATCCTGATCCTTTGGGTTGAGGGGACGGCCACAGCCGCCCCCTTGCCGTTTACTTGCCGACCCCATGCAGGGGCACGACACTCGGATGCGTTTCCGGAGCGAGGGCCGCTTCCATCCGCTTGGCCCGCTCCTCGAGGGCACTGAACTCTGCCATCAGGGCATCGATCTGGCGCGACAGGTTACTCATCTCGGCCCTGGCTTCGTCGTGCATCCTGGCGAAATCCGCCGCCAGAATATCCGCCTGGTCGTCCTCAAGGCCAAAATCAATCAGGGTATTAACGATGGTTGAACTCATTTTCATGCCAATAGCGATACGATCGCCATCTCCTCCATCAGCCTCTGCGCCGCGATCCGCTGCGCGAGCTCATGCTCGGCCAGCCCCTGGCGCAATGCATCTTCTAACAGTGCCAGTTGTGACCGTAAATCCCCAAGGTCGGGCATGAACGGCAGATCCGGTGCCGCCGCGGCTTCGGCAAGCGCTTCCAGCACCTGTTCGACCGGGGCCGGCGGCCATTCCTCGCCGCGCATCTGCGCCTCGAGCATCTCGCGGAGCTCGATCTCGGCCTTGCGCCTGAGACGCTGGTACTTCCTGCGCGCCTTCTCGGCTTCCTCGCTCCACCCGGCAAAACCGCCGATCGGCCGGGTGTCCGGGGGCTGGATGCCGCCCGACACCGTGCCGGAAGCCGCCTGGGTGGCGCTGGACGCCGTCTGGGCGATGGTGCCGACGAAGGTGCCCGCCGCCGCGACAAGCCCTGTGGCGTCCTGCTGCGCCCGCTGGAGAGTCTGGGCACTGCTGCCGGTAATGGCTGGCGCCGCCGTCACCGTGCCGCTCGCGGCTTGCGCCGTCCGGGTCAGCGTCTGGGCGATCTGCCCGATGATGGCCCCGGCTGTCGCAACCGAGCCGGATGCCGCTTGCAGGACCGGGGCCAGAGTCTGGACGATCGTCCCGGTAATCGCGGGAGCTACCGTGCCAGTGGCCGATTGTTGGGCCACAGACAGGGTCTGGGCGGCGGTTCCGGTGATGGCCGGTGCTGCCGTCACCGTGCCGGAAGCTGCCTGTGCGGTGCGCACCAGCGTCTGGACGATGGTGCCGGTAATCGCGCCAGGAGCCGCTGGGGCCGTCTGGAAGGCCGGGTGGACCTGGAAGGCGCCGGATTGGAACGCCGATATCGGTTCCGTAACCTGGAAGGCTGCTACTTCGAAGGCCGCCGCTTCGAAAGCTCCCCGCCCGATAAAGCTACCGGACGCCGCCTGGGCGGTGCGAGTCGCCGCCTGGGCTATTGTGCCGGTAAAACTGTCGGTGACCGTGCCGGAAGCCGCCTGTGCCACCGGAATGAGGGTCTGCGCCGCCGTGCCGGTGAATCCGGTGCTCGCCTCCTTGAGCTCCCACAAGATCCCGACGCTGTCGGTGCCGGTCGAGGTCCAGCTTACCGCATTGGCCGGGCTGGCCGAGTCGGTGAACAGCGTATGCCGCAGATTGGTGGCAGGCGCCGAGTTGATGATCGATGAATAGCCTTGCGCCGATGGTGTCGCGGTCGGCGCCGCGCCTGCGTTTTGCGAATTAAATGCGAGGCCGGTGCTCGTCGCCGCCATGGCGGCATTGGTCGGTGCCGGATCGCCCGCGGTATTCTGGTTGACGTTGATATTCGCGGTATCGGTCGCCGCCCCGGTATAGGCGACGATCATCAGCGAGCAGGCAATGGCGCCCGAACTCGTCACCGTCGCCGTCATGGCGGCCGGTGAGGCGCCTGCGACCCAGTAATACAGCGAGCATTTGAGATTGCCCGCCCCAACGCTCAAATTCGTGCCCGACACCAGGGTCCAGGTATTCCCGGCGCTGTCGGTGATCGTCGGGATTGCCGCCGCGCCGGTCCTCGCATTCATGAACGCGATGTGGATCGCGTTGGCAGTCGGCGTGAAGCTCGCTGAAGTAAAACTAGTCGCTGCGGCGCCGCTGTTGACGTGGATTGTGACAGCGGAAATCGCCATGGCGGTTTAGAACTCAGGCATCGTGAACGTCCAGCCCGAAATCGAGACGTTGGCGCCGAGCGTGATGCTCACCGAATTCAGGTTCATATCGGCGCCGGTCGTGCCGACACTGCCGTCCCAGATCGTCGTCCCGCCGCTGGTCACGACGCGAAACCATGTCGCCGTGCCCGCCGCATCGGCGCTCGAATCCGCCGTGACCGCATTGGCTGTGGCTGTCGCCTTGTCGGTATTATCGACGGCGGCGCCGAATGGCGTAGCGGAGAGCGCCAGTTCGGCCAGGAGCGTATTGCCCGACAGTCCGGTGTCGGCATTGACCGGCTGGGTGCCGCTATAGATGCGCAATTTGGCGCCGGAACCGATGAGCGCGGTGACGGCGTTGCACGCCGCGATTGCCGCGGCATTGGTGATGCGGGTTGCCAGAGCCATTTATTCTGTCTCCTTGGTTTCCAGAACGGTGCCACCGGCTTCTGTGTAGCGCAGCCAGTCGCCGACGAGGCTGTCCTCGGTCAGATGCCACTCGACGCCTTGGTCATCTGTTGCAATAATGCGGCGCTTGCCGGGTTCGGCAGGCGGAAACATGCCGCTGGTGTCGGGTGGCGCAAAGCGCGCGGTTACATAGGGTGCCATTAGATGGTTCCTCTGATATAATGCGCAACGGGCCAGTGCTGGAAACACCGACCCGTCACTTGACAACGAACCTTTGCAGGAGGCTCGCGATGCCCAAAAGGATAGCACACACTCGCCACGGCGGACGCAATACCCGCCTCTATACAATTTGGTGCGGGATCAAGGATCGCTGCACAAATCCTAACGAAAAATGGTTTCACAACTATGGCGGACGCGGGATCGTCGTCTGTGTCGAGTGGATGACCAATTTCGTCCCCTTTCGCGAATGGGCCTTGGCCAATGGCTATCGGGACAATTTGACAATTGAGCGTATTGACAATGACGGACCTTACTCGCCTGAAAATTGCACTTGGATACCCAAATCTGAACAAGCCAGAAATCGGCGAAAACGATTGCAAAAAGCCTATGTAACTCGGCCATGTCGAGAGTGCGGAAAGTTGATACCGCTGAAGATCACGCGTGATCTGACCCGCAAATTTTTCTGTAGCATAAGCTGCAGAGGGAAACATTACAGGGTCACATCCTCTCACTGAGACGAAAGTGTGTGTGATCGTCCCCATCACATCCTCGCATTGCAGGTAACAGTTGAGCCAAACACGCCGCCGCTCGTAGTCGCATTGGCCGTCCGGCTTTCGTTACAGTATTGAGTATTAACATTTACTGTGCCGGGAGTAGCCGGAAAGCCGCTGACGCCCGTGCTGACAGAAGAAACAGCTGGAGCTGTACGCAATGATGCACGATGCGCATGATTGGCGCTCCAGTAATTAACACCAGTTGTGGTGTTTCCTCCCCAAGTTAGCTCAGTTTTCGTCCAGTAGCGGCTGCACGCCATAAATTCATTGGCATAGTCCGGCATCTGCCAGCGCGGCGCCACGCCGCTGTTCTGCGGGTCAAGATACAGGGCAACGTCGTAGAGTTCAAACACGTTGCTCGTCGTGCCCATGCCATTGGTGACGGCGGATGTGCCCAATATATTCCCTGCTTGCCAGCCAGTCGTGCCTTGAAAGGTCGAGCCGCAGGCGAAAGTGAAAGTGAGCCGCAGGCCGAGACCAGTGTCGGTCAGCCACGTTCCGGTCGTGTCGCCGGGGATGACGAGCGTGTATTCGGTGTCCGTGTTGGCGACGCTGACGGTGAAAAGCGCGACATAGGAGCGGTCAACAGCATTGTTTCGAATGGCGACAGAATAAGTACCCGCCGGGGCCTTGAGACCGAACCGCAGCACCGCCTGTCTGGCCGATGCCGAGCCATAGCGAAAATCTGCTACGCGAGTACCTTCTATATAGTGGTCAAGGATAAGATATTCACCCGCTGCCAATGACGTGTCCGGTGAAGTAACGGTCACGCGGTAACGATCTGTGCTGCCATTCGGCGTAACAGACTGCACCCGCTGCGTCGTCATGGTGCCCGCCGAGTGCGTCTTGTTCGTCAACCATTGGTCGGCGCCGAAATAGGTGCCTACTGTTCCCGCCGTATTGCCGTTCTCCTGGCTATGCTGCATCGCCCCATTGACAATCCTGTTGTAACTCTGCGCCGTCACATCAGGCGGAAACGTCCCGGTAATCGTATGTGTCGCATTCCACTCGTCAGGCCCAACTTTGTTGGGATCCCCGGCATCGACAACCGGCGAGACGAAAGTGTGCGTGATCGTCCCCATCACATCCTCGCGTTCACAGCGTATACACGGTTAAACAGACCCATATTACCGACCGCTGTCGGTTGGATTTGCAGCATAAACCTGTCCGGGCCTGGAAAAGTGTTCGCCGCAGCAACATTTGTAGTGGTTCCGGCGGTTTGGATGGCAGCCGCCGGTGTCGTTCGCATCCATGGCGACAATGGCTGAGTATCCTGTACGTCGCCGCTTGCCGCACCATACGCCGCCAGAGAAACATAGATCGTCCGCCAATACCGCTGGCACGCCAGCAGTTCCTGGCCATAGTCCGGCATCTGCCATGCGGGAGCCACGCCGGTATTCTGCGGATCAAGGTAGAGCCCGACATTTCTGATATAGAAAATGTTATTGGTCGTCGCCGCGCCGTTCGTGATGCCAGTTGGTGCTATGAAATTACCCGCCTGCCAGCCAGTGCCGGAAGTCGTGAAGGTCGTCCCGGCGGCAAAGACAAAGGCAAGTTCAGCGCCTTTAGTGTTATCTACAGGCCATGTCCCCGTCGTGTCGCCGGGAATGCTGACAGTGAAGGTTGTCCACACATTAGGCGTCGAGACTGTGAAGGGTAGAACCAAAGATCTGGTGCCGTTTCCATTCCTGAACGAAGCGCCGAAAGTGCCGGCAATACCGCAATAGGCCTCAAAGCGGAGGACGGATGCGAGCGCCGATGATAATCCATAATTGAAATCCCAAAGCCGCACGCCTTCAATGGGCTGCGTAAACCCAACATAATCGCCAGCCGCCAACGCCTTCCCGGTCGTGACCTGCATTTGTATCTGATGCGTCGTATACGCGGTTGACTTCGCCGCAGCAAAACTTATACCGCTCACAAATGCCTGCCATTGATCAACGATATGGGCGCCTGCTGTCGCCGTTCCGCTGATCCCCAATTCCTGGCTATGCTGCATCGCTGGATTAACAATCCGGTTATAGCTCTCAGCCGATGCCGCCACCGCCCCCGTCACCGTGTGCGCCGCATTCCACTCATTCGGCCCCACCTCATTCGGATCCCCGGCATCGGTGACCGGCGACACAAACGTATGCGTGACGGAAATCGGCATCACTGCACCATCTGCGGCGGCGCTTGCGGCGGCATCTGCGGCGATGCCATCGGCGGCGCTGGCTGCTGCTGCATCACCTGCGGCTGTGCCGTATACGTCCGTCCATCCGGCGTCGTAATGCTCTTCGGCGCCGTAATCAACTGCGCCAGCTGCTGATTGCTCTGCGTCAGCATCTGCACGATCTGCTGGCTGTTCTGCGCCATGATCTGCGCGATCTGCTGCATCGCGGCCTGGAAGGCCTGGCTGATCTCAGCCACAGGATCGGGCAGCGTAGCCATCGGATCGTCAGGAATCTCGGGCGGCAACTGCCCGCCCGTGCCATTGGCCTTGCTCTTGAGGCTGAGAATCGACTCGTTGCGGCGTTCGCGCAGGGCCTGCTGATGCTTCTGCGCCGTGAGCGCGAGCTCCTGCTCGTGCTTGGCCTGATTGTGCTGGAGCTCCTGCGCCGCCTTGGCATCGCGCGCCTTGGCATCGGCCGCATCGAGCGCCGCCTTGCCCTGCAATTGTGTCTGCACCTTGGCCTGTTCCATCTGTTGAGCCTGCTGTGCCGGATCCGGTGGTGGCGGCTGTTGTGCAGCCTGTTGTGCCTGGGCCTGCATGTCATCGACCGTCTTGTCGATCACATCCTCCATCGGGGCGCCGGCTTTGAAGCCTCTGGTCATGAAGCGCAGTGTCTCGCCCATCAGCG